TGTTGAACACATTGCCCTCAAGTTTCTCTGCCCAACCGTATGCCCGAATCTTGATGTCCGTCGAGGGCTTGCCCTCAAGCATCCTGACAATCTGTTTGTATCCCCCGAACGGATTGTAGTGACTGTGAAAACAGATTGCCCGTGAACTCTTCCTGAACGGCTGGATGATGTAGGGCATGTGTCCGGGGCGGCATCCTTGAACATGAACCGTCTCCGGGTTCAGGAGTTCCGCAGGTTCATCCTTAATCACCTGCGCCCCTGCAACATAATCCTTCACTGTTGCGCTGTACCCCCTGACAGGCGTAAACGAGATGATGAGTTTCCCCGATCTGGTCACAATGCGAAACCGCAGGGTCTCGACCCAAGCAAGCGGGACAAGCTCATCACAAAGAATCATGTCGCACTCGCCCCCCTCAAGGACGGTGATGTTCTGGGTGTAGTTCAGGAACCGGCAGCGAGATCCATTTGGGAGTACAAAACACTGCTCAGTGAAACCCCCCTTGTCCGTCCAGTTGACATTTACCCTGCTCCCCTTCTTGCCAAGGTCACGCCATTCGGGCGGCAGGTATTTCCTTATGACAGGTTGCTGCAACTCAATTGAGGTTGCCAAGGAGGAATGGAAACACCACACAACAGCATCATCAATGTTGCACAGGGTCTCAACCGCAATCTTGCATGCGAACTCCGTCTTGCCGCTACGATTGCCGCCCAGAATCAGAAGTTCATCTGCCTCGGCAAGCAGTCGCCGCGCATCAGACCAACAGTCGAGTTCAAACCCGCATCGGAGAGGGTCAACCTCCCCAAGTTTGATCGCATTTTCCCTCTTCTCGATTAACTCAACGACAAAATCAATGCCATGCTCCTTGGCAAGGCACTCAATCCTCTCGTCTGGTATCGTCGGAAGATACGGGTGTGGTGTCTGCTTGTACTTCGACAACTTCGTCCCAGTAAATCGTGCCGTCCTCTGAATGTTTCAGATGCAACGATTCACCAATGCCGGTGTTGTTCCCCCTCTTTGAAAATACCAACTGGAATTGATTTGTGCCACCCTCGCGAACAAGGACGCTGACTGTGCGCGGAAAGTTCACAAGCTCACTCGTCCCTGCCGCAAGATAACTCATGTCGGTATGGGACCAGTGACTTCTGGCGTGGGAATCCACGCTTGGCTTGCCGTTGTGATGACTGACCATGATTGCACACTCATGCCGCTTCGCCAGTTCACCAAGACCGTGCCGCAGGAACCCCCCGACAACCTTCTGGTCGTTGATGTTGGCATTGATATAATGCAGCAACGGGTCAATTATCAATATATCCGGCTTAATGTCAGTAAGAATCTCCTCTGCGACCTCCAGAAATGCAGTCCCCACCTTGTCGTGGTTGGTGATGGTCAGGAGGTTCTCCGCAAGCAGTTCGTAGTGCCGCTTGCGAAGCTTCAAGTGCCGCGCAATCCCATTGAAGTTTTCAACCAGTTGCTCGTCATCGTTCTCGCCGTTAATCATCACAACCTTCAGCTTGCCAGCAGGTTTTAGCCCGAAGAAACCCCGGCCAATCGCCCAGCACGTTGCCATCTGTTGCAGCAGGACACTCTTGCCAATGTGCGAAGCTCCCGTGAACAACGAAAGATACCCACGGCACAACCATCGTTTGCCAACAAGGTTCGTCCCGTCATCCTTCTTGGGTTTCATTCTGGAGGTAAACCGCAGGACACTGCCAAACCTCTTTGACTTCTCCTTGGCTATCCACTCCTCGTAAGACTCAAGACCAAGGTCAACCCCAAGCAACTCCTGCATCTGACCCCCCCGACGAACCCCAGGTAATCTGCTGAGTCGGCTGGGGTTCTTGTTCTGGCCGTCGATGCGGTAGCGTTCCATCGACTTGTAAATTTCCATAACCCTATCGTCAAATGTCTGACGGTCTCTCGCGCCGACCTTCACCCAACCGTGCATGGATTTTCCACCTGAATATATCAAGGCAGACAGGGGGAGTCCGCTTTCCCTTAACACAGCATACTGTTCCTCCAGTGAACCGTCATCGAACTCAACCAGACAATGCCGGTAATCAATCACATCCTTGTCGGTGATACCCCCAATGAGAAGGGGGTTGACGCAGATATAGGTTCCCCTGCTGCCAAACAGTTCCTCACCGGATTCACCGTACATGTCCAGCCACTCATCAACCGGCTTGCATGCGCCTCTGCTTATCCCAGTGTTGCGGGGCAGGGCGATCCTGACACCCTCCCCCTCCTTGAAGCATTTCCTGAAAATAGTTGTAACCGCATTTGGCATTCCCTTTGGCAGGTTCTTTCGCGGACGATGAACCGTAACCTTGGTTTGCACCATCGCTACTGCCGACACTGACTCCTCCCTCTGTTGTTTTGCATAAGCTGATCGTATTGTCGTGTCTGCCTCACTCTCGGTCAAACCATCCTGCAACGCCCTTTGGACAAGCTGATCGCTTGCCTCGTCGTAACTGTAATTGTGGTCCCTGAACTGGCATGCCGCATTGAACAGGCAATAGTTTCTGGTTCCCTCAGTTGAACCACCGTCAAGATACTCAATCGTCCTCCTCGGTAAACTCTTCGTCATCGTTCTCGTTCTCCTCTTTTATATCGTCCAAAACCGTCACCACCAACCTCCTGAACAGCACCCCAAGGATGCTCTCGTAGGACATGTCAAACTCATCATAGTAACGCTGAATCAAGGACTCCAAATCCTTGTAAAGCATCGCTTGTTGGGTTCGTTCGTCTATTTCCATACTCCCTTGTGTAACATCAAACCGATTATGCCGTAATTAGCCAAGTCACGATAGGTGTCTTCAAGGGATTCATGGTTCACTTCGCCCACACCTCCCAACTGTTTCAGGAGAAGGTTCCGCATTCGACTCACCTTGTCCTGTGTCCGAACCATCACCCCAAGCTCACCGTTTATGGAAATATTAGAACTCCCATAATCAACCTGCTTGCTATCAAACAACTTAACACATTCAAGGGATAAACGAAGGAACTCGACCCCCATTTCTGTCTGGAGGTCGAGTCCTTTTGATAAGTGTTCTATGTTTAGCTCTTGTCCCATGAAGGCACATCCTCATCGTCGATCACCTTGCGGGCGGACCGTTCCTTGCCGGAAAGATACCTCTCAATGGTGTTCTTCGTCTTGCCCTCATAGGTGTCTGTACCCACCTCTGCCCATAGATGCTCGCCCACGATGTTATTCATGTAGCTTTCATCCATTTTAGCGGACTTACCAACCTCCTGCCCGATGGACGGGAGGAACTGCTTGATCTTCCACTGGGCTTTTGGCGTGAAGACCAAGTTGTCCCAAATGTAACGCTTGGTCTTTGCCTCCTCAAACATGAGGTTGATGATCTCGTTCCCCGCTTTGCTTGTGCGGAACTCGTAATCCTTTAATCTTAACTCGTACTCACCTTCTTCAAGGTTTCGCGGCATCGTTGCCGTATCGCTCCGTGGAGCTTCGTCTGTGAATGTTATTTCTGGCATTCTTTTAGTATGTTTATGTCAGGTTTCGTTTTAGTCGTTTCCAACAGTTTCCTAGCAAGCTCCCGCTTTGCATCTGTTGGTTTCATGTCATGTTTCTTTGCATACTTCGCGACCAACGCAGTGTTGCTCACTTTGCATGCGTCAAGAAATTCTTCCTGTGTCAGCCCAGACAACTCGAAAGCTTTCGGGATGTTCGAGATAAAGGTTGACCCCTTTCGGGATTGAAACTTGAAGTTGTCCAGTTCCTCACCCTCTTTCAGCATGTCCTTCGCCTTGTCCTCCACATCGTCGCACCACTTCCTTATGCGCTTGGCAAACACCATTGCCCGATTAACCGCATCGGGCGTGACTAGGTTTTCAATTGCGAAACTGCTTGAGGGTTCAATGTCCTTGGCAACCGTTGCAACTGCCGTGGTGAATGCCTCGCATTTGGTTCTCTGCTTACACCAAGCACAGTAATCGTTTGGTTGCAGAGTTTTGTTCTCAATGTTCACCGTGATGGTGTCCACAATTTCCTGCGCCTCCTCCTTGGTCATGTCATAGACTTTCGCCCAGAAGAACTTGGTGTAAATCTCATGCACCCTCACGCTGGAAATCCCTGCCTTCTGGCATGTCCCCAAAACATAATATGCCATCTGCGCCTTGTAGTCGTGCTGCTGTCCGCTCTTGAAATCGCCAAGGTTTCTCCCGTCCCAAAGGTCGCGGGTTCCAAAGCTCAACTCATTGTATTCGTTGTCCAGTATATGGACCTTGGACTCGACCTTCAGCTTGTGAATGTCGAAGTTATCCAGAACATATTGATATGCCCAATTGACCCCGGCAAGTTCATCATCTGGCACAGGTTTCCGCACAGGTCTACCCAGACACAAGTCCTCAAGGTGACCGTGCTGCCCTAGCCCCTTCTCTGTTGCCGCAGACCCCCTGCCGTCAGGTCGATACCGACCACAAAGCAACTGGGCGTTGCCGCTACTTGGTGGTCTCGTCGGATGGTGTTTCATTGAACTTCCTCACATTCTTAATAAACGCATCCCAGTTGCCCATAAAATCGTCGAGCTGCCTCGGTTTAAGATCGTTGTACGTCTGGTCAATCTCGATAACCTCCCGAAACTTCAACCAGTGGTTCAACAAGTTCTCCCTGTATTCAACAGTACCGACCTTGCCGATGTCTTTAATGTATCTCTTGCGAAAAACCTTTCTGATTGAATCGACCAATTCGGGCGTTTTACCGGCGGGAACAGTCTCCACTTCCGCAGGTTTGCCATTGCGCCAAACCTCCGCTCCGACCCCCAGGTAGGATGCACACTTGGTCAGGGCATCGGTTGATGCGCCCTTGTATGCGTCACCCCTGTCATCGTTGTCGTTGCCGCCAAACTGGATGACCTTGATGTTGTGTTTGTCTGCGGTAAGTGTTCCCCGCACAATCACCATCTTTGGGTTGGTGTCATCTTCAACAACTTCAGGGGTGAAGTGCCAACCCCCAACCCCAAACGCCTCGTTCAACCTGTCTGTCACATAGATTGGGTTGATGGTTGTAAGGTAACTGCGTGATGGATGCTTTTTCAGTGCCTCCCTCGGCAGTGGTCTCATCAATATATCTGTCAGTTTTTTGTTATTTTGCATGTTATTTCCTCATCTAGTTTGTCAATGGGATGCAGGTGTTCCCTGCTGACCCCATATGAAATTACTCCCGGTATGAGTTCCTTTTCCCTGTTCCACTCAAACCATTCATGGCCGCTTATCCATCCCCTTATGAAAACTAGGTTTGCCTTGTCCCGGCTGGGGACACACAGGATTGCGTAGTCGCAATTCATTTGTTCCTGTTTCGGGAACAGAAGATAATTCGTC